CCACCACCACCATGATAACCAAGGATTTGAAGATCAGTTTACAGTCATAGAAATATTTGAAGATGAGATGTTTACGCCTTTTGAAGATTTTGGCGATAACCCGAATGATTATTTTCAAGAACCCATGGCTGAGGAAATAATTATTTTTTATGACCCAGATCCCTTGCCTTTTGTTGATGATTTTGGCCCGCGCCATGATGAGCCTTTTCACCAAGACGATGTACTATTAGAAGAGTTTACATTTCAAGAAACATTCTTGGTTGAAGATTACAGCGAACCAGAAACATTTATTGAATTTAACAGCATAGAAGAATTAGAGGAATGGTTTGAAGAAGAAACTAACGAGCATCACGAAGAAAGACACGAAGAAGTGCTTGCAGATCGTGAACCAGAAGAAGAGTTTAGAGAGCCTATATTTGAAGAAGAGGCTGTCGAAGAAATTTTTGAAGAAATAGAAGAGCGACAAGAGATAATCGAAGAAGAGCGTATAGCAGAACGTGAAGAAGAGGCCAGAGAAGAAATATTAGATGAGGTAGAAGAAGAATTTGCAGCCGTAGAATCTGATGAACCAACAGGAAAAAATAAACTTATGGTAACTGCATTATCAGTAGTGAGAGCAGGAGTACAAACAGCTGCCAACAGCTATTCTGGTGGCCCTGGGTCAACACAAAGCTCTGGCTCAACCAATCAATCAAGTGTAACAAACACAAGCACAGGAGCCAGCTCATCATCATCGGGCGGTATAAGCACCACAAGCTCTCCTAGCGCCTCAGATCAATTTGCCAGTGCAAACGCACAAACCAATCAAGTTTTATCAATGTCAGACAGTGTGGGTGGATCTAATGGGGTATCTGTATCTATTGTGCCTTTGCCTACTTTTGACAACCAGGCATCTTCTGCTATTGCAGATGTCCAGGTTTCAAATGTCCAGGGACAGATTGATACTGCATCATCTGGAGTTATGACAGCATCAGAGGCCGACCAAATAGCAGATAAAATTATTGCAGCTAACATAGAGGCTCAACAAGAAGAAATACAACAAGAGCAAGAAGACACTGGCCAATACGGTGACGAAAGCACTCTTGTTGCTTTAATTGGATATGTACCAGGATTTAATTCGTATGAACAAGTAACGATTCAAGACAGCACAGATTGGTATAATAGTGCAAATATTTATACTTCTGCTACACTAGACGACAACACCAGCGCTTTTTTTGGCCTGGTCAATGAAAATTTAAAAGGTTTGGGCCAAATGATTGAGGACCAACCTAACCTTTGGAGGTAAAAATGGACTGGTTTCAAAGCAAAACTACACAAATAATCGCCCTTGTCGGAATAGTGGGTACGCTGGCCGGATTCGGCTACACGGGAGCGGAGTACGTCAACAGATTAGAAAACCTCGAATCTAAAATAGGCGGTATCAGCGAGGCAGAAGATAACGTACAAATAATCGAAGAGCGCTTTGCGTCTATAGAAACATCTGTGCAATTTTTAGAAAAAGAAATTGACAACATTGAAGTCCCAGATGTAACAGAAATTAAAACTGACATCGCAACAATCAAGGCAGATTTAATAAGTTTAGAAAAAGATTTAAGCAAATTAGAAAACAAAGACGATAATCCATTAAGCGGATGATGCGAATTTTATTAGTAAGTGTGGCTCTTACTGCATGTGCATCGGCACCAGTGCAAAAAGAATGGAATGACAGATACGACCCAGCGGCCTGGCGCAAACAGTTTGAAGTTTGCAAAGGTCTGTTCTATACAAACTATCCAGAAGAAGTTAAAAGAGATGAATGGTCCAAGTGTATGGATGAGGCAGAAACCTAATGCAGCAAATATTGATTGGAATTATTTTAGTTCTTGGTTTTGCTACCTATTACTTTTTTAGTCAAAATCAAATACTTCAAGCAAACAACGCATCACTTGAGGGAGCTGTTGCTACTCAAGAGGAGGCAATTAAATCAATACAAGAAGACTTTGAGTTGCAAACACAACAATTACAAGATCTAACAGTAAAAAGCCAGGCGGCGCAAAGAGAATTAAGCAGATACACGCAATTCATACAAAATTATGAGTTAGCATCTAAAATACTTGCTGACCCAGTAGAAATGGAAAGGAAAATAAATAATGGTACAAAACATATCATGGAAAACATCGAGCAAATCAGTAGCACTATTGATGGTCTTGATAATGGCTTGCAGTTGCAGCCTACTTCCGACTAGAGAAATACAAGTTACTGCAAAACCTTTAGAAAAAAAGATTGTGCAGCCAATTATGCCCAGGGAAATTGATCTTAAACAACCAGGTTGGATTGTTGTAACACCAGATAATTGGGAAGAGCAATTAGCAAGAATTGAAGACCAAGAGGGTGAATTAGTTTTTTTGGCCATGACCATACCAGATTACGAGGTTATGGCTTACAACATGCAAGAAATAAAAAGATACATTACCGAACTTAAAGATGTGGTGGTTTACTACAGAAAAGTAACAACAAAAGGGGAAGAAGAATGAATATATCACAAGAAGGATTGGCTTTAATTAAAAAGTTTGAGGGTTGTCCAACCGATGAAAGCGGAGATGCTGTTAGTTATAGATGCGCTGCAAATGTCCCGACCATAGGATTTGGCTCAACAAAATACAAAGGTAAGCCGGTTGAGGACGGCATGAAAATTAGCATGCAAGAGGCAGAAGATCTATTAATACATGAAATGAATGAATATGAAGGTTATATAAACCACATGGTTGAGGTAGATCTAAAACAAAACGAATTTGATGCTTTGGTAGCATGGGTTTTTAATTTGGGGCCTTCAAACCTGTCAAGCAGTACGCTTTTGCAAAAAATTAATAACAAAGACTGGGACGATGTTCCAAACCAAATAAAACGTTGGAACAAGGCCGGAGGCCGTGTGCTTGAGGGACTTGTTAGGCGAAGAGAGGCCGAGGCGTTGCTTTTTGAAGGCAAAGAATGGCATGAGATATAAATTTTTGCCTGTTGGAATTTTGACACTTATAATAATTTTGATCGCCTTGTTTAATGATCTATACTTATCCTAGGCATTTCGGTGCTTAGGGTTAGGTAGCTACTATGTCACTACCTGGTTGCCTGGCCCGACTTTATAAAAAATGAATGAAGTTTCTTTAAAAGATTTTGATATATTATCTGAGCAAGACAAAGCTGAGGCAGTAGCTTTATTGCATAGATACGATCAATTAGATAAACAAGATTCTTGTCAAAAAGATTTTATTGGTTTTGTCAAACACATGTGGCCAGAATTTATAGAAGGCCGTCACCATAAAATTATTGCAGAGAAATTTAATAAAATTGCAGACGGTAAACTTAAAAGATTAATAGTATGCTTACCTCCGAGGCACTCAAAGTCAGAGTTTGCCTCAACATATTTTCCTGCTTGGATGATGGGCCGCAGAGGCAATCTTAAAATAATCCAGACTACGCATACCGCCGAATTAGCCGTTAGGTTTGGTCGTAAAGTCAGAAACATTATTGACAGCGAAGAATATCAACATATTTTTCCAGATCTACAGCTACAAGCAGATAACAAATCAGCAGGAAGATGGACAAGTAACCAAGAAGGCGAGTTCTTTGCTGCTGGTGTCGGTGGTGCTATTACAGGTCGTGGTGCGGATCTTTTGGTTATTGATGATCCACACTCAGAACAGGATGCACTATCTCCAAAATCTTTAGAATCCGCTTATGAATGGTATACCTCTGGTCCTAGACAACGTTTACAGCCAGGAGGCATTATCGTGATTGTTATGACCAGGTGGAGCACAAAAGATCTTGTTGGCAAAGTCTTGAAAAAACAAGGTGATGACAATGCTGACCAATGGGAGGTGGTTGAGTTTCCTGCAATTATGCCAGAGTCAGAGCTACCTTTATGGCCAGAGTTTTGGAAAAAAGAAGAGCTCTTAGGAGTCAAAGCGTCTTTGCCAGTATCGAAATGGAACTCGCAGTGGATGCAAAATCCGACCGCAGAAGAAGGATCCATAGTTAAAAGAGAGTGGTGGCAGAGATGGGAGCACGAAGATATACCTCCATACTCTTATGTTATACAAAGTTATGACACGGCTTTTTCAAAAAAAGAAACCGCTGATTACTCGGCCATAACCACCTGGGCAATATTTAATGCCGGTGACGAAACCGCAGATGCAATCATGCTTTTAGATGCCAAAAGGGTGCGGGTTGACTTTCCAGAGCTTAAAAGAATGGCCATGGAGGAGTACAGATATTGGAACCCAGATTGTGTTTTGATTGAGGCCAAGGCATCCGGAACACCTTTAACTCACGAACTTAGGCGCATGGGCATACCTGTTACGGCATACAGTCCAAGCAGAGGCCAGGATAAAATAGCCAGGATGAACAGTGTTGCCCCAATATTTGAGTCTGGAATGGTCTGGGCCCCAGAACATGATTTTGCCGATGACGTTATAGAAGAAATGGCATCTTTCCCATTTGGAGATTATGATGACTTTTGTGATAGTGCTACAATGGCTTTGATGAGATTTAGACAAGGCGGTTTTGTTTCATTAGATGAAGATTACCAAGACGAGGCCAGGCTTTTAAAATCAAACAGACAGGTTTATTATTAATGAAAATATTTTTAACAAAATTTATCTGGGATGGACAAGAATATACAGGCCCAGATATACATGCAAGTAATCATGCTAACGCTGAACTAATAGCTGAAGCACAAGGGTTAATTCTCGAAGGAGAATTACAAAGCATTGTTCAGCTTGACGATCTTGATGACATTAACAGACCCAGAGTGCTACACTAAAAAATTATGGCAATAGAAAAAGCACTTGGAACCGAAAACAATCCAGACATTAGAGTACAAGGATCTTCTGTTGAAGTAATGCCAGAAGAAACTAGGCAAGATCAAATTGCAAATGCAGCACAAATATTAGTTAATGAAGAAGAAATCTTGTTAGATGATGAGATGCTAGAAGAGCCAGCTCCACAAATGGATTTTAACGCTAACTTGGTCGACTTTGTAGATGAATCGACTTTACAAAAAATATCATCTGATCTTTTAAGTTCTATTAAGAGTGATAAGCAGTCCAGATCCGAATGGGAAAAAACATACACAGACGGCCTGCAATATCTAGGTATGAAGTTTGATGAGTCTAGGTCACAACCTTTTGAGGGATCCTCTGGAGTAATTCACCCGATTCTTGCAGAGGCGGTCACACAATTCCAGGCCCAGGCTTATAAAGAAATGTTGCCAGCAAAAGGCCCTGTAAAAACAGAAATTATTGGTGCCAGGACAATAGAAACAGAAAACCAGGCTGAAAGAGTCCAGGAGTTTATGAACTATTACATTATGAATGTAATGAGTGAGTATGACCCAGAGCTTGACATGCTTTTGTTTTATCTACCGTTAGCTGGATCTGCATTTAAGAAAGTCTATTTTGACAGTGTGACAAATAAAGCAGTATCTAAGTTTATACCCCCAGAAGATTTAATTGTGCCTTATGAGGCATCTGACATGACCTCAGCTGAAAGAATTACACACTCAATCAGTATGTCGCTGAATGAAGTAAAAAAACAACAAATCACTGGTTTTTATGCAAATGTTGAGATCTCAGATGAAACTTATGACGATGACGAATCTGAAATTGATAAGGCCATAGATGAAATACAAGGTGTCGAGCCAAGTTATAAAGAAGATAGAAATAGAACAGTTTATGAAATACACACCGTTTTAGACATTGAAGGTTTTGAAGACTTGGATGCAGAGGGCAGACCAACAGGATTAAAGCTACCATACATTATTACCATTGATGAAGACTCAACATCTGTTCTAGCGATACGCAGAAATTACCAAGAAACAGATCCACTTAAAAACAAAATCAACTATTTTGTGCAATATAAGTTTTTACCAGGCTTAGGATTTTACGGACTTGGCCTGTCACACATGATTGGTGGTCTATCAAAAGCATCAACATCAATACTTAGACAGCTAATTGATGCTGGCACACTAGCCAATTTACCAGCTGGTTTTAAATCCAGGGGCATGAGGATTAGAGATGAAGACGAGCCTTTGCAACCAGGAGAATTTAGAGACATTGATACAACCGGTGGATCTCTTAGAGAAAACTTAATACCTTTACCAATAAAAGAACCGAGCAATGTTTTAATGCAGTTATTAGGCTTGTTGGTTGATTCTGGTAAAAGGTTTGCTGCTATTGCAGACATGAACGTTGGTGATATGAACCAGGCCATGCCAGTTGGGACTACTGTTGCTTTATTAGAACGTGGCACCAAGGTAATGAGCGCCATTCATAAAAGATTGCATTATGCACAAAAAGTTGAGTTTCAAATACTATCAAAAGTTTTTG